AAAGTTTTCATCTTTTGCCCCTTTTTTGCCCCTTTGAGCGATTAGATTTCATTAAACTTTTTCATTTCAGCAAGTACCTGCTCAATTTTGTTAATGTCAACAAAATTGGCAAATGAAGCATTTTGTCGGTTATAACAAATAAATTTTTAAGCAAACAAAAAAGCCCCGACCGATTGGCCGAGGCAGTGTATTATTTAAAAGTGTCTTATAAAGGAGCGAACTCCTTTCTTTTGTTACCAGAGCAGCCGTTCAGCCTTTTTAAGGCCGTCTAGCTCCATTCTACGCAAGTGGATAGGGTAATTATCCTTTACATCGATGTAAGCGATGTCTGCGCCGTAAATCGTCTTAAAATTGCCTTTGATTTCTCCCTCCGCACCAGCGTTTACCCAACGCATCGTGCCAGCGAATTTGTCAGCATACCAGACAGATCCGTTTGGAAATCCGTCTTTTTCGTATTGCTTCGTCCTAAATCTAATAAAATAAGGTAGCATGTATTAAATCCTTTCTACTTATGCAAGCAAACGCAGATTGACTTTTTCTTCTGCGTGTTGCGGTATGTCATTGTCAAATGGCAACTCAAACCAGCCGAGCATTTGCTGCGCTGGTGCTTGCCAATTGACATAACTAAACGTGCCGTCGCTAGACAGGTTGCGAATAACCTTGCGTGTCCAACCACCGTTATACAGAGCGTCGGCATTACTGTCGATGTTCTGCTCGATCGTTGTTACTGTGCCGTCTGGATTGTGTGCGACCACAAATCCGATATGCCCGAACTCGTGATATGGCAGACAGTTAGACACAAACACCGCACCAACGGGCGGATTATTTGAGCCGTTAAAGCGTGTTACTTTAAGACCGAGGTTTGCAGCACGGTCTAAGCAATCTATTGCATTGACATAGCTAAAATCAAGGTTAAATAGCCCCTCGTAGCGTAATATTCTATCAATCGCAGCAACACATTGCCCGCCAAAAGGGTTGGTTGGTACGGTTAGCCGCTGATTGACTACACTTTCCAGCTTATCAAGTAGTTGTTTTTGAGTCGTCAAAAGACCACCCCCTTACATTAGTCTTCTTTAAGTTCAGACAAGTTCATCAAGATACATGTCAGACCTGCAAGTCCAACTGTTGATGCAACTACTACCCAGTTGACTTCTGTCAGCAGGGCAGACGAGCCAATGACACCAAGTGCAGCTTGAGCCATGGTCTTGATTACTTTGATAGCGAGTTTTTTAGTGTATGTATTCATGATTTAACTTCCTTTCTTTTCGATCATGATTTTTAGCTCTTTGACATCTTCTGTCAAATTTTTTATTTGCTCTGTCATAGCGACGAGAGCTTGATTTTGCTTGTCGTGGTCGTCCAAGCGCCGAGTGTGGTCTTTCGTCTGCTGTTCCAAAAAGCCCAGGCGCAATTCCAATGAGTTGATTTTGGTTGCTTGCTCAATGCTTTTCGCACGCAGAACATTATAAAAACCGTAGACAGTAATGATAAATCCGCCCACGGTCATTAAAAGCTGGTACTCTGGTTTCAAATAATAATCACCCCCTTTCTAACTAATTGCTAATGTTTGGCAATACGATAGTCCATGCACCAGATTTGAGCATATCTTCTGCTGATTGACCAGTGTAGTTGTAACCAGTAGCACCAGTGTATTTCACAATCGTCCGATTGCCTTTCTGCCACTTTGGATTAGTCGAGTAAGGATAATCAATAGTGACGAAAGTAGGACCTGTGTATCGCTTGCCAGTGACTGGCGCATCAATCTTCTGCGCTAGTGCTGTGTAGCTATTGATGTCAAGACCGCCAGAAATGCCAAGAGCAATATAAGTGACAAGTTCGAGTAGTTCTTTCAGCTCTGTCCGTTGCAGAGCTGCTTCTTGCTCTTTCTTGTCGGCTTCCTGGAATTTCTTCTTGATTTCCTCGTCCTGCTCTTTCTTGGCACGGTCTGGGAAATTCTCTTTATAGACGACCTCCAGGGCTTTCTTTTCCAGTTCCTCTACTGGTAGGTCAATCGCTTCTTTCGGAAGCAATACTGGATAGAAAGCGCCCTCTGCATTCGTCAGAATGACATGAGTACCCTCTACTTCGTTGTTGGATGAAGAATAAATCCAACTCTTGCGATTAAATTGTAATTTAGACATATATCTCCTTTTTGCTTATTAAATAGACCAAGTGACTTGTGTCTTAAACTCTATTCGTTCGGCATTGAGGATAACCATAGCTCCATTTGAGCCGAACTGAATATTTCGATTGTGTGCGGCTGGCGATGTAGACCAACCAGTCACAGTCAACATGCTTTCCTTTGCTGGCATAGGCAGTAATTCCGCTGGAATGTTCCCTATGACAAGGTTTCCGCCATTCCCTACGACATTCAGCCTTAATGTCACGATGTCTCCTTGCCGTTTGTAGTGCACACCGTTGGCGCCTGTAGAAGTCCATTCTATACGCTTGAGGTTAGCGTGGTCGCTCCTTGCATTGGTTGACCATGCGCTCCATTTACCAGCTAGCAGGACACGTTTAGCTGGCTCTGCGGTTGATATGGACGGAAAGAACATCTGGAAGCACTCGTTGTTACTGTTAAGCACCAACAGCCAGCCATATTGACGAGCTGGATTGTTGTTTTCCGTTCCGTTCTTGAAATAGACACCAGTCGTCCGTTCCTGGTCAAAATCTTTACCGTAGGCATAGATAGCAGTACCATTCTTCTGCGTCAAAGCGTGCATTTGAATGAGCTTGTCATTGGCATAGATGTCGCCTTTGACGTCAAGAGCACCCCGCTCCCAGATTTTATTAATACCAACGCCAAATTGGCTGTAAGATATCACTACACCCTCTGTCGTGATGATGGCTGCAAATTCGGTGCTTGTATAACGGTCTTCTAGCTTTCCTACGACTTCCCAAGTCTTATTAGCTGGATACTGTCCGGATAGGTTTGCCGGGCTGTTGATAAGCTCTGAAATGCTCGTCCAAGAGCCGGCAGCAGGGCCAGTGTCCGATGTGTAGCTTGTATCTGCAAGAGGTTTGACCTTGAATGTCAGCGTCATCTTGTTCTTTTGCGATCCATTGACTGTTAGCGGAGCGACTTTGGCTGTCCGTGTAATGGTCAGTGTTCCACCGTTCAGACCAGTCCTTGCTACATCAAATTTTAGGATTGGTGGGAAGTAGTCAATGATAGTCACTGTACGCTCTATAGCGTTGCTTGTACGCCCTCGGCTATCTGTCACTCTCGCTCTGATAATGACTTGGCCGTCATAGTTCATCAGACCAAGACCGCCGCCGTTGGTTGTCGTGGATTGGTTCTTGCCAACAATTTCCGCATAATAGCCTGTGATAGTTGAACCATAAGCTCCAGAAGCTTGCCCAAAGTTGACCTTAATGTCAGACAAAATTTTGATAAAGTGCTCACCGCCAGAAATGATACCAGCAGCGACAGCATTGCCGTCTGTGAGTGTGAAGCCTGTTAAAGTCGGCTTTACATCATCTGGGACGGTTGCAGTAAAATTAGCTGTTTGAGTACCTATCTTCTCAGATCCGGAATAAGTGTCAACGTAAATTGTCCCTGTTCCGCTCGTGCTGTTTGGCAAGTCGTTGATGAAGTCTTTTGGAATTGTCCAATTGGAACTTGTATCAACATTACTGGCTATCTCGCCAGACTTGCCATACCAGTTATAGCGGATTGTGTGTTTAAAGCTAGCGTCTGCTCTGTTGATTGTGATAGGCAACGACTGCCCAATCGCAATGGTTGAATTCAATGTCACAGAGCTAGACCTAGGAATGCGTGGCAGATAGATAGGTATGCTTGCAGCACCCCACCCATACTCAGCAAAACCAAGGTCTAATCTTGCTGCGGCTGAAAACGACTTATTGCCGTCTGGGCTATGCGGTATCTGATAATCTTTAGCAAAAAGCAATTTTGATTGCCCGGGAGCAATCGTATAGCCGCTTGATGCTATCTGTATGACTTCTTGTGTGCCATTTACTGTCATTGTCAATGGCTTGTTCCCGTTCCCGTCGTAGATAGTCGCAGAAGCCGAAATCAGATTAACTTGTATATTTACTAACGAGAAATTGCCGGCGACATTCTGCCAGTTTCGTGTTGTCACGATTTCGATATATAAGCCATTTCCGTAAGTTCCGGTAAATGTTGCTCTAGCCATGTTTAAATACCTCCCCCTACATATCGGATTACATTCATGTCTGGATTGAGCTGATACTGTTCTTCTCTAAATCGTCCAATTTGCAGCGTCCGAGTGAATACCCCATTTTCAATCTTTAAGACACCTTGCGAGATGTAAGCCACCTCAGAACCTGCAGAGTAAAAACTAATGCGGTCGCTCTCGACACGGACAGAAGACGATCCGTCTTTCTTGCCGATAATCAAGCCCTCGTTGCTAGCGCTCATATAGCTGTCTAAGAAGCTCCAACGCTCGGCCATGTCGCCTAGATTGTTCTCGATTTTGGCAACCCTTTGAGTTGCTGCTACAAGTTTAGCTTCTGCTGCAGCTCGTCCAGCTTCGTCCGATTTCACATAGTCTTGATAGGATTTAACCCATTCGTTGACCGTATCAATGCTTGCTTTGGCTTCAAGTTCCGCTTTAGCTAGTTGCATAGCTTCCGTTAAAGCGTTTAGTTGCTCTGCTGTGAGCTTATTGTCGGCCTTGCTATCAATCTTGTCATTGACTTGTTTGAGTTGTTCCTCGTCGAGCGCTCCTTTATCGCCTTTCGGTCCTGGAGGTCCGGGGTCGCCTTTGTCCCCTTTCGAACCAGCTTGACCGTCAGCTACATTGCTGAAAGTCACCTCTGCAGTTGCTACTTTCTCGTCATTGAGATAGGCTTCTACAGTCACTTGCAGAGTTCCCTCAAAGTCTGTCGCACGGACTAGCATTTGACTGCCACTGCCGATAATTGAGTCGCCTTTCTTGTAGAAAATGATAGGCTCGTACACCTTGCCATTCTTTTCTAGTGTAGCCATGAGCAAACTCTGCCCTGTGCGATTTTTAAAGACCGTACCTTGGTCGGTAGATAGTTTTAGATCGTAAGGTATAGCCTGCTCTGCTAGCTTGCTCATACGAGTTAGCAGGCTATCTGACACCTTATTCTGCAAAGCTTGGAAATTTGCAAAGACCGTCTTGTTTTCGCTTGGATTGGTAAAGCTGATCTGTTGCTCGCTAACCCTTGCTTCCAGCACTAACATCGGCGCAAAGCCTGTGTCTTGGATTTTGACAGTGTCGCCGATATCTAAATCAAAATATCCGTCTGCTTCGTATGTGATGGCTGGATAGCAATATTTCCGCAGATTACGCAAGGCCGTGGAGATAAGCACTTCTTCGCTATCTGTATCGACTTCCATGTCCTTACGGATCCAGTTATCGCCCGTCTCAGCACCAGACAAAACGGATGGATATAGCTGTTTTGATAAGGGAGCATACAATAGGCTGTTTTTAAGATAAAACTCAACCTCGCCCTTGTCATTCTTCCATTCTTGTGTTTTCTTAGGGTCAATAACTACTTCTGTTGTGCTGACAGATATTTCTTTGAGGTCAATATCTGGCAATGATACATCAACCGTGCTGCCTGTTTCTGTCCTACCCTCGACTGTCTTGCCAGCTTTTAGTTCCGGCGGATAACATAGCGTCTCTATCGCTCCTAGATACGCTTGTGCGTTGTACGTTCCAAGTGTTACATACTGACGGCCAGCATAGTTCTGCTCGAGTACCGTAACGGTACTGCCGTTGTTTGCAATGATGATTGAAACGTGGCCATACTGTCCGGTTGCTAGAAAAGTATTGTGAGCTTTGATGTTTGCCAAAGAGCCGGCTTTCAACTCATTAGTCCCACGAGGTCGGACGACAGACCATCCGAAATTCCCCCAAGCATAGTCCGTGCCAATATAGGCAGCAGCAAGACCAGCACCGATCTTGCCAGAAAAACCAGTTACACCACTATTTAAACCAGGGCCTCCTAATTTCATAGAGTACCAAGCTGCCAAGCCGTAACATTGACCGTTGCCGATTGTCCGGCCTTGCAAGCCTTTCATTTCATTGATAACAGCTATCACCTTGTCGGCTTTAACTACTTGCGTTATAGGCTGACTAGGGCTGCTTAATTGATTGTTAGGCTGTTTCCAAAGGTCGTCTAGCTTGTCTAGGATATTACCATTGGAACGATTGACACCGCCTCTTATATCTCTCATTAGAGCGATATAGTGGCCATATCCAGCAGCCGCATAGTCATATAACGCACCACCGACGCGGAAAAGGCCACGGGTGTAATCTTCAATGTTCTGCTTGCCTTTGACGCCGTAAAACTTGCGACCACCGCTAGTCTGTTCAGCTAGCAGATAAGCATAGTCTTTCATAAAGTCATCTACGCTTGCATAGTGGAAGTATGTTCCGCCCTCATTAGCAGGCCTAGCGCTTCCTGTTGTGACCTTGACGCCACTTGGACGAGTCTGAGCTGATCCAGACATACCAGACCAGTTGTTGTCAACCCTAGCCACGTTAGAAGCGCCCCAGAAGCTTTCAAGATAGAGTTGGCAAATCATCCCTGACGGCAGTATGTTGTACTGCACGCAAAGATTTAAGATAGTTTGGACTATAGCTGCGCTCATAGGATGCCCTGCATAGTTCAAACCACCACCAGTGTATTTCTTGCCACTATTCGCCGCTTGTGTAGCCGACGGGTTAGCAACCTTGGTTGAGGTCTCCTTGGTTTCTTCTTTGCGTCCAACTGGCTTGATAGCATTGTATAGCTGCGTCTTGTCAACGCTTCTCTTGATACTGCGCACATTCTTGCCATATTTTAAGACAATATCGTTTCGCTTGCGTCCGACGCCTTGGTTTTCTGCGCTATGCGCTTTATAGACATTCAAGACAAAGCGGTCTAGTTGGCTGTTTGACTTCAAGTGAGTTTCAAACTCGATTTCAGCTTCAAAGTTACGAGCCAGGGAGATTAAGCGAGCAAGAGAGGTTTCTTGCCCCTCCCATTGCAATGTCCTGCGTTGGTCTGCTATCTCATTGATACCGATTTCCAACTTTGCGAGACCAAGAGTGCCCCACTCTTTGAGATACTCTGTAAACGTCATTGCTTTTGTCGCTTTGTAAGCTCCGTAATACTCCAGCAAAAGCTCAAGACTTAGGTTTTCGCAGTAACATTTGATAATTTGCTCGTTTTCCTCGGTCTTCATCACATTAAAGAGATAAGACCGTCCTTTGTACTTAAAGCTGACAAAAGCACGCTCGTTCAATCTCTTATACGCTTGTTCAGCGTATGTGTCAGACTTGATTTTTTTCTTAAAAACTGAAAACTCAAAGACAGAGGTTGCACTTTCAAGAGAGCGTGTCCACTTGTCATTGAAGAAATTCAAGGTGGTCTGCTTGTCGTTGTCAATATAAGCAACCTTTTTCAAGGCGCTATCATGGATTATTAAAAGCATTAGATCCACCTTTCCTCAAACTCAATAGTTACTGTCGGCTTCTTCTTTGCCCAGCTAGATTGCACAACTTCGATTTCGGATTTCCCAGGCGAAATGACTGGCCATAAAGAGCCGTCCACTACTTGGTCTAAGTCGTAAATGTTGTTCAAAACTAGATTGTCAGTCTCGCTGTTAATAACGACTGTACTACCAGCCGCATACCTGTTAGGGGCATCTTCCCAGTGATTGTTATTTGTCTTAGCGTAGTAAAGCTCATCAAAATACATGTGTGTTACTAGCGGTCTATCGGTTACGCTTGATAAGGTTACATGTATTTTGGCCGACTTGCGGTCTTTAATAGCCGGAATGTTGTAAGAGAACTTATTCCCAAACCAATAGAAAGTGACCTTGTCATTTTCTCTGGTAATGTCCGACCAACCCCTATCTTGGTTAAACGGATTGTGTTCGTTCAAGTGTGTAGCATTGAATGTCCAACTCTTTAAAACGTTGTAACCTCCGTGCTCGTCAGCGCCCAGAAAGTTGTACTCTGTTGCTAGGCCGAGACTACGCTTGTAAGTTTCTACGCCATAAAGGAATTTGTCGTTTTCGTCTGTGACAGTAACCTTGATGAAACCGTACTGACTGCTATGTCCAACCCAAAAGATTTGACGCCACCATAGATACTCCGTCAACGCCCCTGTATTCCCGCTGCTATCTGGTGGCACAGGCCAAGTGATGGAAGCGCTCCTAGCTGGCGCAACTCCATTCGTTTGAAGTTTAATGTGATGTCTATTCCACAGAGCTTCTAGCTCTAATGTTCCGTTGCCCGCTTCTGGCACGTTGGTTATACCAACATTTTTTTGACCGGAAAGAAAAGCTTGTCTAATCTTGTCTTCTCTATAGTCGTAAAGTAACTCAGATTTAGATACGATTTTGCCGTCGATTTCCTCGATGTTTCCAACCTCAAAAGCAAATCGGTCGCTTACAAGGCCATAATAGCCGTTCTCGTCGTTAGCCTTAAACGTGATAATCGGATAAGCGTCTGCCGTTCCCTTGTTATCAATCGCAAAGACCATCTTGCCTTGGCGCTCCTCGTAGTCCACTACACGCTTGTAAGTTGTAGAATGTGCCACGCCGTCTGGGATCAAAAAATCAATTTCTGATTTTTGTAGCCAGCGAGCAATATTATCTGGAGTAATATCATCGTAAACAAAGCCCATGTAGTATTTACCTGGTTTGAAATTAAAAGTGATCTGCTTTGCTTCAGATACATTCAGTACACCAGCAAGCTCGTCTTTCAGCTCTTCCATTTCTTCTGGTGTCCTGGTTTGCATCTTGATCTTAACTTTAATTCTCTTGGGTCCGATTTTGACATTTTGGACATTTACACCCAAAAAAGGAGCGTCGCTTGTTGCGATACTCCTTGTGTTTCCTATCGGGATAATAACATCCAAGACCTTAAAATACTTGGACATATCAACTCCGTTGAAAGTCATGATTTTTGTCAAATTTCCACCCCTCTCATCCTGTTGCGAATAAAGTTCTGATTATCCTGCCAGTTTTTGAATTTTTCTCCTGTCTTAGCTACTAGTGTACCATCATCCAGGACAGTATAGACGGGTCTCTTCACGGCTTCCTCTGCCACTTCTAACGCCTTGCGAAGAAATTCGTCCGCTTTATCCTTGGCGCTCTTATTTTGGCCGCCTTGCAATCTATCGCTGGCTGATTTAAGCTGCACTTGACTTGTGATAGATCCTGCAGATTGGCTGATCATTTTCTCTGGATGGAAACTGTAGCGCATCATTTCCCGCTGGACTTTGTCAAGGCTGTCTACCACATCTGAGGTGTTCTGCTCAATACCTACAGCTATACCTTGAGCGATATACCGACCAACTTGGTCTCTAAAGAGCCTAGATGGCGAATTGATGTCTGCTCTAGCTTTTGCCGCTCTCTCTGCCTGGTCCACAAGCGCATTAGCTGCTGATGTTACCGCCGGCAAAGCAGCAATCATGCCACGAGCTAAGCCGTTTCCGATTTGAGTACCGATATTAACCATGTTCCTGGCGCCGATATTTCCGACACGTTGGACAGACAATATAAGAGTATTCATGGCGCTTGTCGCTTGACCTACACCAGACCGGATACCATTAACAATACCTCTTGAAACACCTTGACCGGCTTGTTGACCCGCTTGCGTCATTTGGATAGCACTAGAGCGGATAACCGTTACTATTGCTAACATGCCAGATTGTACGCTTGTTACAGCTTTTGTCATTGCACTTGTGATAGCAGAAGTCAATCCAGCCATCGCTACTTGTGCGCTAGCGTCTATTGTAGAAAAAGCAGCAGAAACGCTCGGAATGATCCCGGTCAAACCAACAAGCGAAGTTGCAAAAGCACTCACGTTTTCTTTAGCATAAGATAGCGTCGTAGTGATATTCGCAACACTCTGCTGTATCAAAGATAGACCAGAACTTGATGCAGAAACACCGACCAAAGAAGCAGCGAAAGCAGCTGTACCCTCTTTGGCGTATGACAACGTAGTCGTAACATTAGCAACGTTTTGCTGTATAATAGAGAACTTAGCTCCTAATCCGGAAAGACTCGCTAAGGAAGCTATCGCAGCAGTCGCAAAGTTTCTAAAGGAATTAGCAGCTAGCATCAAACTAGGTCCGATATTAGAAAGGCTACTCAGCAAAGCAGGTAGAGCAGTTGCCACAACTGTTAAGGCTGTAGATGCCCCTGTTCCGCTAGACTGTATCATCAGCATTCCTTGGCCTAGTAATTTCATTCCACTGCCTGCGCTAGCCATTCCACCACTAACAGCTGTAATAGCACCAATTCCGGTTGCTACCGCCGCTAGACTGGCAGCCATATCTCCAAGATTTGTCTTGGTGATCATGACTACGCCCTCGGCCATGAGTTTGAAGCCTTTACCAGCATTTAAAGCAGCGTTTCCGATTGCGTCAAATATACCTGAAATACCGTCTAAGATATTCCGTACTGCTCCGCCAAAGCTTTCGATTACGCCTTTAGCCCCATCAAGCACATTCTTGATACTTTCGCCCAAACTCTTAAAGAGGTTAGCTATGCTATCAATGATTGGGCTTATCTGACTAACAAGCGTCGTGAAGGCTTCGACGATCGACTGCAAGACTGGCGCTAACGCTTGGACCATTTCCGAAACAGCAGGCATAAACGGCGCGAGTGCTTGCACAATCTGGACGATAGCGTCTGCTACGATTTGAGCTATATTAGTAAACACATTCCCTACAATCTCAACGATAGGAGTCAACGCCGTTACGATAGCCGCCGCGCCATCAGTTAATGCTGTAATAACAGGTGGAAGCACAGAGATGATTGATGTAAATGCTTCGCCTAAAGCAGTCACAAATGGCGACGCTGCCGCTATTGCTTGCCCTACTGCTACGACCAACGGAGATAGCCCGGCAAGTGCCGATGTAACTGTCGGAAGAACTCCTGCCACCGTTACGATTGCTTGTGCGAATGCGCCAATGATAGCAGTAGCAAAGGCAGAGAATGCTTGCCCTACTGCTCCAATGATTTCGCTTATTCCTTTGCTTTGAGTAGCCAAAAGAGCAAATCCAGCAGCGATAATAGCTACTCCTGCTCCGATGCCGACTGCAGCAATGGCAACCGCTCCACCAAAGGCTAGGATATTCCCGACACCTGCCGTTTTGAGTGCTGCACCAAAGGCCTTGATTACTGGAGCAACGCCAGAAAGTGCCGTTTTGATACCTTGGCCGATACCTGTCGCCGCTGCCTTGATAGCAGTCCCGCTTGACTTAATGACATTTGAAATACCATTGAAAAGTTGTGTTATCGTACTTTTTGCTCTGCCTGCGCTTTGGCCTACTCCATCCACTGCTTCGTCTGCATTCTTTTTGAACATGTTAAACGGATTGAACGATTTTAGGAAGTTGAATGCCTTAAAAGCAAGCACTCCGCCTCCTATTCCAGTGATTAAACCACTCCAAACATCTTTACTGATAGATTGGGAAAGTTTAGAAATCCAGCTTATAATCGTTGAAATCGCATTGACTAAATGCCCGGCGGCTGCGCCTACTACATCCCAAGGGATAACATCGCTTAACTTCATAGCGAGGTCAAGCGCTGCCTCAGTTAAGTCTTTAAAAGCTTTATAAGCGTTGTTGATAGCGCCTGTTTCAGCGAATGCTTCTAAGGCAAATTGGATAGCCCTTGCTAGGTCTTGGATAACAAAATTGACTAATTTAACAATGTTTCCAACACCGCTAATCACATTATTAAAGCCATTCGCTTTATTCGTCAACGTAGCAAACACCGTCTCAACAGTTACCACGACATCACGAAACGTGTCTTTGATGGAATTGAAGATAGATGGATCCACTCCGAAACTTGAAAAGAGAGTTTTGAAGCTATTTTCTATCTGCGGCCCTGCTTCGGCTATCGCACCACTAATCGCTTGCGGAAGCTGCTTCATGATATTTCCTACCATAGGAATAAAATTCCCAAGCAAGAAAGTGGACGTTGTAGAAACTAAGTTTTTGAGCGATGGACCTATATCCATACCCAGAGCTAACTTCCCGGCCAAGCTTTGCCAAGCAGCTTTCATTGATGCAAAAGAACCGCTCAGGGTTGAGCTAGCTTCCTTAGCTGTCGTCCCTGTGATTTCCAGTTTCTTCTGCATAACTGAAATAGCGTTCACGATATTCCCAAATGACATGTTGCCATCTTCTACAGAGACATTCAACTCGTCTTGGATGTCTTTCATCGCTGCCGCATCTTTAATCAATCGCTGCATTTCCGTCTTGGTTCCGCCATAGCCTAGCTTCAAATTGTCCAGCATCGTATAGTTATCCTTGGCGAACCCTTGATAAGCATCCTGGATGCGCCCGATATCTGTGCCCATCTTGTTTGCATTGTCGGACATGTCAATCATGGCTCTGTTAGCCACATCTGCAGCTTTCTCTGTGTCGCCGCCCAAAGACTGCAACAAACTAGCAGAAAAGCTTGTCACATTTTCCATATAGGCATTAGCGGATAACCCAGCGGTCCTGAAAGCCTCGTCAGCATATGCTTTGACTTTATCTGCTGAACCTTTGAAAAGTGTTTCGACTCCTCCTAGTGATTGTTGGAGGGCAGCCCCTTCTGAAATGACTGTTGAAAAAGCCCCTTTTATGGAGCCAGTCAAAGCTTCGATGCCGCTCATTAGAGCCCCGCTTATTAAATTCGCTCCTAAGACAGACTTGAAAACTGATCCGACCTTTGTTCCGGTATCGCTCAATCCGCCTAGTAAGCCCCTTAGCTTACTGATGCCGCTCTGTGCTCTGTCGCCGTTCATGTCAACTTGAATAACGACTCTTCCGTCCACCATTTAGTTCCTCCTTTCGTTAGTAATCAATTTCTTCTGGCAATGCGTATTCTGTTTGTAGTTTTCGCATGCTGCTGATGTATTCCTGAGTGTCGTCTTTTTGAGGCTCCCACGAGCGTATTTTCAGGACTTCTGCGAACTTCGTATTGCTTGGGAGTCCGTTTAAAAGAGCATTAAACTTCTGCCAATGAAGTTTACCCTGAGCCTCAATTAAATCTATATTGTACGCCTGCAGAAATGAGGAATAGATGTAAACACCGTCATATTTCAAGGAGAAAAGCGGTTCTTTTTCATCTTCTTCCTCGTCATCATCTATTGGTGTACGTTCAATAAGATTGCCTGCCAAGTCATACTCTTTAACCTCGCCTCTGGAACTTTTGATGACGACGTGTTCCTCGGAAATCCGTTTATAGATCTCTAAGGCCGTTTCGATATCCAAGTGTTCCAAAAGATTATCAGCCGCCTGCTTATCTCTATCAGTGCTGGTCTTCAGCAATATTTTTAAGGCAAAGATAGGCTTGGCTATAACAGGGATGTAGTCATCGTGTATCATGTCGAAGAGCCTCAAAACATTGTCAAAAGACAGGTCAAGCGGATAGCTCGTATCATCAAGGACTAGCTCATCTCTAAATCTCCTTGATAAATCAAACATGGCTACTTACCAAGATAGCGATCAAGCAAATCTTGACTTTCTTTCGAAATTTGTTCCTGTTCAACCCCCTGCATAATCTCAATAAAATAATTAATACAGTCGACAGTGGACTGTCCAGAGAGATTATAAACCTTATCAAAAGAACCATCGCCAAAGATGCCGTTGTAGGCAAGCTTAAGAATTTCTCTTGCTTTGGTTACATCTCCTTTTCCATCCTCGTCCACAATTTTCTGAGCCTCTAACTGCAGATCTTGAGCGAATGACTGCATCTTCTCGATGTTTTCGTCACTCTTTGAAAATTCAAACTGAAACTCTCCAAAGTCAATCGGGATTACCTTGTTCCGTAAATTGATTACTACCATTTGATTTTTTCTCCTTTACACAAAATAAGAGGGCGCATATTGTACGCCCTCACTCAAATTTAACCAGGGACTACAGCAGATTTTTTCGGTTTCTGATCCCACATGATTTTGGCTTTAAAGCCTTCATGTTCAGTCGCTTCGCCATCTCCAATTTCAATTTCAGAGACAGTGGCTACTCCTACCCGCTGGTTTTTGCCGTCAGCATCCACTTCCTTGTACCATACTTTACGGCCGTCTCCCACTTCGTCCTGCATATCCGCAATCATATTCTGAGCTTCGTCAGTGTCATTACGCTTACCTTCGAAAGAGCGTCCGCGCTTGACTGATGTGATTGTTTCTACAGGCGTTCCATCACCTGCGAAGTCTGCAGAGTCATCTGTCTGTTCATCAACTTCCGGAGATGACGAGGTGATGTCCTTTGCAAGCCATTTGTATTTTTCTTTAGCTGGCTCCGTATCTTGTGTTGCCGGGTCAAACGGAGCGATGTAGTGTTTCCGTAGGGCGTTTTTGCGTTTTGCCATGTTTTTGTTATTTCCTTTCTATTTCGAGGCTGGCTGTGATATCCAGCTGATAAATGTAGAAGCCTTGTTCGTCTAAGTCATTCAAAAATGGCTTAGCTGCTTCAAGACCTAAAAATTCGTATGATTGATTCAGACTAGGTAAGTCTAAATCAAGCTGCGATAGAGAAGTATTAATAAGCCACAGTGTGGCGTTGGTTAATGACTGATCCTGCGACTTGATAGCAATTTCAAAAGGCAGGCTCACTGTCTGCGTGCCTGCCATATCTTCTGCCTCTACCTTGCCACCTGGCAGCGGATAGATAACCAAGTCCTCATGTTCTCCCAAGTAGTCAAGTCTAGCTGGTATAGCCAGATTCAGTTTCTTGATATGATTTAGCAGAACCGTCGAAAAGTCGTTGTTATTGATCATGTTCGTACTCCCATGGCTCTAAGGCCGACCTTGGACCAGTCTTTCGCATGGATAGCTGATGCCTTCTTGTCCCACCTTGGGCCAGTTCCTGGAGTTGAATACCTCCTAAATTTAAAGCTTCTGTTCTTGTTGTAAGAACTGCCATAGTATTGAGCTCTAGCATATGGCTTTGAGTACGTGATTCGGTCTCTTTGGACGCTTCCGCTCCCTCTCAAGTCTCCTCCTTTACGAGGAACAAATTGCTCCATATCCAAGAGCATCTGGTTAGCTATAGCTAGCTTTCCTTTGGCCAGAGCCTGAGGAGAAACCTTTCTCTCAATCCCATTGAGATTAAAAGACACCTTGACACCTCCAGACATCAAATCACCTCGATTTCATAAGCTAGAATCTTTCTTGTTAGCGGATGATACTGCGGGATGATACTGCGAACAAGATAGATGGTGCCGTCATCGTCAACGACACCGCCTAAGTAAGACTTGTCCAATTCAACCGGACAGAATTGAGGGTAAACAATCACCGTTGATGGTTTCGTCTCGCTTCTGTTGCTTCCGGCTCCTGTGTGAGATAAGACTCGGTCGAACTTGCAAGGGGACAGTAACAAGGGCTCTGAATAGGTTTCTTTGCCCCAGTCATCCTTTCCTGTCGGTTTCTGTATTTTAACAGAGTCAGAAAGCATTCTCTTATCTATCATATTCTACCCTCACAAATCCAAATCCGGCCGATTTCAACCAGTTTTCTGCGTCCCGAGATAGATTATAACGGGCAGCCAGAGAAAGCCCCTGAGAAGAGCTCTGAGAGCCGTTTTGATAGCTTACAGATGTTCGGCCAACAGACATACTGGCCACAGCCTGCTTGTCCTCGGCCGTCATGATGCCTGTGCTATCCAGATAAGCAACCTGAAAGGCCACAGCTCTCTTTACAGCCCGCCGCCTTGGCTCAAAATCACGCTCAAAGTCATTGTAAGAGTAAAAATCCCGAGTATAGAGGTCTACAGCCATTTCAGCACGCTTGAGCAAACTATCAAAATCTGTCGCCTCGCCAAAACCGAAGTTTTTATACTCTTGTTTAGTCAAATAGGCCATTTAACACCTCCTTAAGAGGCCGGTTCAGCCTCTTTGATTCCTTCTTCACGATATTTCAGCCATTCTTCGCCATAAACAGCTGCAATTTGCTTGTTGATTTCTTCCGCTTCGTATGTCTGCAGGTCATAGACCTTTCCTTCGTCAAATTGACGGTCAGACTTTTCCATGTAGAAGTTCTTAGTTGCTATATAACTAGCCATTTAGTCAAACCTCCTTCTTGTAACCTTGTTTTTCAAAAGCCGAAACCACAAAAGGATCAGACAGAGTAAAAGATACCCCGTCTTTAGTTAAAGTGACGTCGACTCTTTCGGAAATAGTATTGTCATCTTTAGGTTCTTCCAATACAGTTTTTTCAATTTCGGTATTAGCCATTACTTGTCTCCTTTAAGCAGTTTTGTGAACATAGATAGCTTTCTTCTTGTTGTCAAGAACGAAAGCGTCGTAACGGATACGTCCTTCAACGAGCTTTCCGTTAATTCCTGGTGGGTTGTCGTGGATCTTGTAGTCTTCCAACTTAACAGGAGATGTAGTAGCCACAGGGTGAGCGATAACAAACTCTACATTTTGAGGCAAACGTGATGTAGGCGTCAAGACTACTGGCAAACCGTCAATCATACCAACTTGGCCCTTGATTGTGATTTCTTGGCCAAGGTCAGAATTTTTCACAAAAGTTGGGTCGAGTTTGATTAGCTTGTAGAATTTAGGAGAGACATGAAGAACGCGTCCAGCTGTTGGGATGAAAGCATCTGTCAATTTCACTTGTCCATCAAGAACGAGTTCGTAGGCATTAGCCTTGGTCACCGCTCCGGTTGCGACATGTTCAGCGTCAGCTCCAGCTACGATAGTTGCAAAGCGGTAGGTATCGACCTCAGGGATAATAACTTCTGATAGTTGACGAGCAAGAGCCTTACCTGCTTCCATGACACCGTTAGTGTCTTGTTCAGATTTCTTGTCAATGGTGAAAGTGAAAGAACGATCTTTCTTGAGTACCATAGTTTGAACGGTGTTACCAAGCTCCTCAGCCTCACCGTAACGGTTTTGACCAGTAGTCTTGTAGTCGTTCATTCCTGATGTTGGGACAGAGTAGACTTTGACCGTGTCAACGCCTGTGAAATCAAAATCTTGGTTAATGATACCAGTTGAAAGAGCCTCTTTAGCAAAGCGCTCATCAACTTTGTTATCAAATTTAGCTGCGTAGTTTACTGCCATTTAAAATTACCTCTTTTCTTTGTTCTTTTGGTTTTATACGCTATCGAAGCCAGCGAATAAGGCTTTATCTTCTGCCGATAATTCTGCACCAGGATCTGCAGGTGGATTTCCACCAGCTGAAAAGCGCGGTTGCGGCTTTGCTTGCTCTTGTCCTTGTTGGAACAAGTAAGGGCTAGACTCTTTAAGACCGTTGATAGTTTCTTCTAGGACTGGTTTCCCGTCCTCGCCTAGTTCGATCTTGTCTAGGTCAATAAACTTCATGAGGTCCTCAGAGTTGTAAGCTCCTACATCTTTCAAGGCAAGGGCTACAGCATTGGTCTTTTGCAACTGTGCAAGATTAGCCTCGCTGTCCGTCTTGTAGGTTTCAAATTGAGCCTGTAGGTCTGCTAGCTGCTTCTTAGCTTCCTCACTCGCTCCCTCTTTGTCCTGTAAGTCCTTGATAGCTTGGTCTCGTTGCTCAAGTTGCTGTTTGTAACTGTCAATCTCTGCCTGCAATCCGGACTTCGCTGACTCAATCCCTGACCCGTACGCTGCCATGATTTTATCAAGCTGCTCTTTGTCCTCGATACCGGCTTCGACTAACATTTCTCGTTTTAAACTCATGTCTAAAACTCCTCCTTTTTTACGTCACATGGACGAATTCAGGCAGTTTTACGCCATGCTCCAGGGCAAGAAAAAAGACCGGCAAAGCCAGTCTTTATTTTTAAACGTTAGAAAAGCGCCTAGATTTAACTATGCGCCAGTTATTACTTGGATTGATGAGATATCTCTCTCATATAGAGAAACTTCAGTGGGGCTATCAGGATTTGATCCGTCAATGAGGATAGTGATTTCATCTTGCTCGTCGTTGTCCATTTCATCGACAAAATCCGTAACAAGTCCGCTAATGATATTGCCGTTAATATCAACTACGCGAACTTTTGAGCGTAGATAATTCCATAACTTCTTACTCATTTTCGTTTCCCTTTCCCTTTGATAGTTGGTACAATGTGCGCACCGGTTTTACTGTAATGAATGCGGAAATCAGTAACATCTTCGATAACTTGCCCAGTTTTAGGGTCTATATAAGTTCCGATAGGTTTGTTTTGTGAGATGATTTCCTGCATTTTATCTGTTTTTGGATTGTACTTAAATTGTCCAGTCCCAGCATAGCGATCCACTAATTTCTGGCATTCTTCTTTTGTGATTGTCAGATAACTTGGCATGTTCTTTCCTTTGGCCAGGTTAGAATTTAGATAATCTTCATACCCTCTAGTCCCTTTGACATGCCGTTCGAAATGCTCGTTGTTAATTTCTGTCTTAATTATACCACTTTCAACAGCAAAATTGAACTTTTTCTGCATTTCTTTTTGCTCTGATCTGCGCTTTTCAAGATTGGCCAGATTTTCCCTAAGCTTAACCTCTTTCTTGGCTTGCGTGTAGGGGTCGCTGTAGTATTTCTCCCGACTGTAGTCCCGATGTAAGAATGGTTTATCTTTCAGGTATTGCCTCATGGCTCCCTGTTGGATTTGCACTTTGTTTCTGTAGCGGTTTATAAGCTCCTGGTCACCCAGCTTTTCGGCGACGTGCAACTTTTCCTTGTTATTCCTAATAGACCGTTCTAGGGCTCTCTGCTTTGCTTCTGCGTTGGCGTTTTCTATCGCCTGCTCCGGCGTGATATCCTTTACATCTGGCCCAAGTTCAGGCTTGTAGTTAGCTCCAACTACAAAAGGCGTCATGACATGGCTACAGTTGACGCCTCGGCATCCTCCTGGACTTCCGTAACCGTAGTCATCCAGAGCCAAAATTTTCTCACCGTGCTCCGTCCGAGCTTTTCCAGTGGTAACTATCCTGTGCTGTAGAGGAGCACACATTTCTCGGGCCGCTGGCTTTTGTGAATAGTAAAAAGTATCTATCCCGAGTTCCTCAGCCGGTGCTGTTCTAGCCTCGTTGTATGTCCTCCAGGCGGTGGATTTAATCAGGTTCCTGGCATAAGTATCTGCTTTCCAGCGTTTCCCTGAACCATCTGTAAAGCCATAAAACCCCTTGTCAGCCCATTTCATGACAGTGTCTGATATGGCCTTGTCAGCGGTCTTTAAACCTGTTATAACGGCTGCTGCGGACTCCTCGACTATGGATTGATAGACGCTACGGACACTGGCCGGTAGGGTTGAGTTTGTCAGGTTGCTGATGTCGCTCATGGTCTGGCCGACATACGAAGCAAGACGGTCTTGAAGTTCACTGTTTACAACACTCCCAGACTTTCCCAGCGCATCTAAGAGCTGCTGCTTGGTGTCTTGGTAGACCCTGTATCCCTCACCCTCTATAACGTGCCTAAGTTGCTTCTCAGCAATGCCCGACCGTTCAGCAATCAGCTTGACATTGTCATCGTTGAGTAAACCCATTTCTGACATTTTCTCAAGCTGCCAGATATAGGGGTTATCCTCAAGACTGACCGTCCCCCTCTCTTTTAATCGATCAATGACCTGGTCAAAGAGGTCTAAGGTTAGCTGGTGGTAGATGTCCGCTGCTTGGCTAGCCTCTAGCAAGAGCTGTTCATCATTCAGTTTGATTGGTTTCTTCTTGCTTTTGGCCATGCTGCTTATTCTCCGTAAATATCAATATCTTCTTGAGTTCTGGCTTGATTAGCAGCCACCTGAGCTTCGTTTTGGATAGCTACAATCATCTTCTTGGCTTCCTCTTCAGAAACTCCCAGCGCTTTTTGGATGGCATACTCACGACTCACAAGACCGCTTGCCAGCGCCTTGGTGTAGTATTCCAGCTCGTTGTTTTTGTCCGTAAAGACGCCATCGTCAAGATTGACTGTAATATCGGCCATCTCCGGGACTTCTCCATGATAGAGGTCATAAAGCTTGCCTATTTCACATATTGAGATGATTAACTCTTTTATTGATTGCTCTACCATGCTCACAATACTGTTGCGCATTTGATAAGTATCCGAGTTCTCTGAGACTACTTCTGTAGCCGTCTTCAAGCTTTGGCCGTCAAAGGTAAACATCCCTGCAGATACTCCTAGAAGCATCTCAAAGAGACTCAGACCTTCGTTGATAGTCTTGATATAGTCTTCAGCTCTGATAGGAGTTGTTAGATCTGTGAGCTGGCCTCCGTCCATATCGCTTGTCGAAAGTCTCAGATAGACATTCTGTTCGCTGTCAAATCTTTGGACAGTACGAACGTCACCATCTGTTGAAACCATCCTTGTCTCAGTTAGATTTTCAGGCACTGCAACCCTGCGTTGCCCCATCTTGACTTCCCACTTAAATTCATCATATGTTGTATTGATAAAGTCAATGGTGCTCTTGGCATTGTCGAAGATAGATAAACCAAGGGGGGAATTGATGTCCTTGTTATTCATCCCTGGGGGTTTGAGGTAGGTGAAGAGAGGACGGGATAGTCCGTCAAGCTCTACCGTCTCCTCAAGGTCCTCGTAAAGTTCGGCCAAAGGAACACGATCCCCAACCTTGTCAACATCCTTGGACTTGTAAAGTTCATTCGTGACAATATACTTCCCATCATTTGCCCATTCATGGAACTCAATCAATGTGTAATACACATTTCTCTTGTCTTCAGACTTTACCGTTTTGGTCACGATAGCGGCGCTTGATACATCCTGAGTATTGGATTGTAGCGGCAAGAATACCGGCGCTTGCACGAATGACACCCGCACCCTGTCGTTATCCACATAAGGCCGCATAGCAAGGCCTCCAAGAGCTAAACAACTCTCAAGATACCGCTCAAAGTTCTTGTTGAAGCGGTCGTTCGTCAGTGTCTTCTGGACAAAGTCATTAGCGATATCATTGTCTAGTTTAATTTCTGCTTGCTCGTTAAATACCAGGCTCGCAATCTTCTTGGCTGCTGTGCGTGCAATCGGTAAATGATTTAGTTTCCTGTATTTCCTGATTCCATCTGTGTTGAGATATTCAACTTTAGGCCACTTGCTCTGAAAATACCTCAGGTTATCGTTGATGCGTCGATATTCTGCGCTAGTGACAGCGATTTTGGGGTGGTCTGTAATGCTTGTCAGACTGTCTGTCGTCATTGCGTACTGTCCTCTCTTAAATAGATTTCTAATAGTCTGTATGATGCCCATTTACTGGCTCCTTGTTGCTAAAAATTGGCGTAACGCTTATAGAATACGTTCACACTATATCTAAATTCGTCCATTGCGTGGTTATCTTTATCAATTGGCCTGCCGTTATCATCTCGGCTGTAAAGACCAATCTCTTTCAAAAAGTGATAATGATCATACTCTTCTTCGGAGTGATTGATAAGCAAGAACTGCCCAGATGAGATAATATTTTGACCACGTTCAATCCCTACCTCAATACCTTTCGCTTTGCTGCTGACATCGTGAGCGTTGTTCATGGCTCCTCTGGTCTGTATTCCTAGTTTATGCAGTTCCTCTCGCAAGGATCTACATGCTGGGTCGATCCAGACATCTGTATAGCGCATCTGGTACTTGCTAACACACCACTGAATAAATGCTTTGAGCTCGACTGCATAAGTGGACATTGCTTTAACCTGTCCTGTATCTGCTCCGCTATGGTAGTAATGAGCAACACGGTTGAGACGGAAGAAAGTCTTGCCATCTTCTCTGTGCCTTGTCACGATATTGCAGCTCATGGATGTTGCGTCTGATTGGCCACCATCACCACAGAAATACATCTCTACAGGCTGACCGGCCAATATATCGCTGATATTCTTCTCGAGGTCAAACAGGCCATATATGACGCCTTGAGGCATGACACGCTTACCAAGCACATCCCGCTTATAGAGATAAGGGTTTTTCTTCAGCGATTGAATGATGGATTGTTTCCGCTCGTCAGAAAGAATAGGATTGTCATCCATGGTCCAATGTGTCCAGCGCGTATTCTGCACGTCGAAAACATCCTTGATGACCGGGTGCTGAGGCGCTGGAGGGTTGAGGTCTGCTAAGTGATACCGTAGTTTGGCCGCCCAGGTACGTCTAAGTGCTTCCTGAATGAAATCCATGTGTAAGAGGTTGATCTCACAGAAAACCACAGATCCTAGCGACATACCAGTAATAGCGCCAACGCTGTTTACCTTGCCGCCGCCTTTGTAATATACCCGTTTCTGCCCGTTTGGCGTGTCGATAAGCAAGTGATCGCCGTGTTCATCATGCTTGATTTTACAAGCGCCATCGAAAATATGCATTAGACCTGTGCCATCTCCGTCGATAAATAGACGGTAAGCTTGCTCTTGGTTATAGGCTGCTATAAGGTGATTTTCGTCTGGAGACTCAATCAGATACCTGGCATATCGAAAATGGCCAGCCGTAGTCTTGCCACTTCTTGGTGTTCCCTCATTAACCTCTAGCTCGTAATTAAAAGGTCGCTTGATGATATCTAGCTGTTTCTTAGAAAAAGTTATATCCAAAGCTAGTCACCACCTTTCACAGCTTCCAAAAGGGCCGTCATGAGACTTGTATCAGACTTAGAGCCTTGGCCGCTCTCGATCTTAATCTTAAGCAACTCGATTTCTTTCCTCAGCTTCTCGTCTGTCAGCTCTAGGTCCTTCCATGCCATTTCGTTCATGCCGTCCAGAGCAGATAGGAAAGCGTTGGAATTAGCTTGCCTGATACCGTCTTGCTCAATGCTTGCTCGAGCTTTGTTTTTTAACCACTCATATTCATTGAAAGCTTGCTCCCTGGACCACAAGGACATATTTGAGAACTCCTTTAGAAGCTCTCTGTACCTTTTCATAACCTTTGCATTTTGCAAAAGAACTACTGCCTTGCTATCCACGCTACTATCTAGCCACTTTTTGGCTGATGGATAAGCCTCTCTATATGCCTGTCTCTGAGATAGTCCGGAGATTATACCTTGGACGAACTTCTCTTGCTTAACCGTAAGATTACCCACTCACTGGACTACCTCGCTTTCCTGTGGAATAAAAAAAGCAAGGCATTTATTGCCTCGCCTTGCGATATTAAAACATCCTACTCTATCGCCACCAGTAACCCAAGCTGGCAGTTTTTGTCGAAGTTTTTCTAGGCTTTTTACCTAAGGTGTCTTAACTTCAAATCTTGATACTACCATTCTAGCACATCAGAGCTACAGTGCACACCAGATTTATCTAAGTTATTCCAAATTATTCCAGAATTTTATCCAGTTCTTCAATGGCGGTCTTCCGCTGAGAATAGTAAGAACTCTGACTAATGTCTAGCTTATCGCATATATCGAAGACATCTTGCTTAATAATATAAGTCATCCTAAGCACCGTCCTATGTCTTGGATTTTTCAGCTTATTGATCATTCGTCCAAGTTCAATCTTTCGCATGATTATTTCACTTGTATCTTGTTCTATGGCTTCCTTCATCACGATAAGCTGGCAGTAGACATCATCAATTTTCCGAGTCGGCCCTCCTTTGATTTTATCAGACTTAAACTTAGGGCTCGAAAGCAAACCAGCTTCAAGCTCGTTGATTTCATCTATCCTGCTCTGAATATCTAAATCTAGACTCTGTAGCTCGTTTAATAATTCTTTAGCCTTACTCACTTTTTGCCTCCCTTTTGTGGTATAATAGGTTTATCGAAAATATACCGAAGAGCTGCAGTGTGTCGGCCTTTTTTCTATTCAAGCAATTCCGGATTTTCGTATATGTTACCGACGACCTCTAATGATATGTGGTCGGCCAAGCCGTTGAAGAATATCGCTCTTGGTTCGTTGTGTTCTATATCGATTCCAAACATGGCCCAATTATCAAAATATCTGATAACTCCTTTACTGTCAGCAGATGGAACTTTGGTATTTTGATATTGAACTATATCCCCCTCAAAAATCTCCTTGCCATTCTTATCTTTGAGGCCTGTGGAAAGTATAAGCTCCACGTCGTCAAGATTAAAAGTGTCACTCTCGCAGATACCTCCCCAACAGAGGTCAATCTCTGATGAGTAATACCTTATAAATTCTATATAATCCGCAAAACATTTCTCTGACTTAATCCACGCTCTAAATTTCGGTATCATCTGTTCGGTCCTTCCACTTGCTCCAACCTTGTTGTTAGTTCTTTGATTTGATCAAGTTGTCCTTGAGCTGCATAAACAAAGACTAGTAGTGTTGCGATGAGAACTGCCATGGCCAACGTTGTCAATATCCGCATCCTGGCCACTTCGTGCTCAAGTCTCTCAATTCTTGATTGTTGCATATTCCAACTCCTTGATTTTTTCTTCTAAATTGCGGATATTCTCACGCATCCGTTCCCTGCGTCTGGTTGCTGCTCCATGGCCAAAAGAGGATATAACTTCTTTTTCCGCCTGTTTGTCTGCCAGTCGATTTCTGCAGCGCTCAAGACTTATTTTGTAAGCCTCTAAATCTGACTTCGTCATACTGTCACCTGCTCAATCTATGACTTTCTAGTCCGTCCTTGAAATCAATCATTTCAACGAAGTAGCGACCAATCATGATTGCGTCTGCTTCGTCGTCCTTGACTTGTTTCTGATAGAGTTGGCTAACTAAGCTGATGGCCTGCTGTTTCAGTTCTTTCTTCCCTCGGCCCTTGATAGCACTGTACTTGCGCCAGGTTGAGACATTGACAAAATAAACATCATCAGCTATCAGTTTCCCTAGAATGATTCCTGTTGCAATACCAATCTTAATGACTGATTGCTGATTGACACCTCCGACATTATTCTTCTCAATGGCAATGGACTCAAAGGCTTTTTCTCGCTCTTTAATTGTCCGCAGCTGGACTTTTCGCAACTCTGAGGCCATCACTAGAGCTCGCTCTAAAAAGCTGCCCTTGGCCTTGATCACCCCGCTTTCTACAAGCTGTGAGCCGTCAAAAACGGCCCAACCTGTAGCGCTCGTGCTTGCGTCAATGGATAGTATTAGACTCATTCCACAACTCCCATCACGCCTGTCATTTCAAACAGGTTTTTCTTGTTGTCGTTTACGAAGTCAAAAAATTTCATGATTTCTGCAACTTCTTTTTTGTGCGTGTTTGCTTGGCCAGATGATGTAAGAGTCAATTTTTGTTTAGGTTTTGCATATAATGCCAGTTCAAAGACCGGCTCAAAGATATCACCGCTCTCGTCAAGGCTAACGTCTTGGTCTTGATGTGCAAATTCCACTTCAATATCCCAAGGCAGGCTTGTAGTAACTTCGATTGTACGATTTTGACGCTCAATCAGCGCTTCAATATTTTCTGTAACTTTTATCTTGTGCATGTTTTCTCCTTACGCTGCTGTAGTAGTTTTAACTAATTTGACTTGCTGCATCCAGTCTCTGGCTATATCCCAGACCTCGTCAGGGACACTGTGGTTATATTTCCCTCTGAACTGGACTATATGACCCGCTTTTACTTCTAGAGTGTATAGCGGGCATTCTGGGGCGCTCTCAGCCCTGACAAAAACGATTGTTGTCTGGCCTTTAAAGTGCTTATCGGTATATGAGCTGACGCAGTGGTGAAGTTTCTTGCCTTCGTAGATAAGCTCTGCGACCTTTTCCGGCACATGGAAACTGTACCCGCTGACGACCTTGTCCAGTTTCTTACGCTGTTTAAACTCAGTCTCCAGCTTCTTGTCTTCCTCGGCTTTCTTACGCTTGCGCTCGTCCTCTAAGAATTGGTTATAAAGCTCTACTGTGTGTTGGTGCATAGCATTGAAGTCTTTAGGGACAAGCATAGCATCACCCTCAGGCTCAATTCCCATTGTGTCCAGCATTTTTAAGTAGTCCATATACTCTTTGAAATCAAGTTTTTGCTTAATGACCCAGTTTTGGAATTTATTGATCCCGACACCTTTTGGTATATGCTTGATATCATGGTAAGTCAGATAAGACTCAATACCTGGCACAAGTTTGCCGTTTCGCTCCTTAATCCGGCGGCTAAGCTCGAACTCAGTGAAACTGCGATTTGAATTTTTGAAAAATTGTTTGTTCTTCTGGAGCCATCTGCGGTTTAAGGTTCGCATATCCACGCCTTTTGTATAACCGG